CTTTGAAAGCGGGTTGATTATGAAGTGGTGAAGGGGGGTGGTTGCCCCCCGTGAGTGCCTTTAGAAATGGTCGATCATGCCTGGCACAGCGTACGTGGGCATTGGTCGGGCTGTGGTCATTTTAAACCATGAATCGAATATAAAGTGAGGTTCGTCTTGGACTGCGATTACCCGGTCAACGGGTGGATTTTCTGTGATGAAGTCGGAGTCAAGGACGGGTCTGGTTGCGAAGTCTTGGGCTAGATGCCAGACGTCTAGGGATTGCGGGTGTTGTGATCGGAAGAGGCCGGATATTTGGGAGGGCTTGTATCGATATTCGGCGTATCTTTCTTGGTAGCCGAAGACGGAATCGTCGTCTTCTGTGCCGTCAGCGAATATTTCCTTTCCGAGTACTGCCTGTTCCCCGAGATGCGAGAGAGCAGGCCAGTAGAAGTCGAATCGGCCCTGGCGGGACCACATGCGGTTGATTCCCTGCTGGTAGGTGAGGTCTGCACGTACACACACGAGGCCAATAAGAGTGCAATGCTCGGTAAAGCTTTTGGTAAAGCCATGGCCGTTAAATTGCACGCGGCCGGTGGCTGCGAGGTTGCCCTGTGGTGATGAGTCTGGGCCTGAGATGTCCGATTCGGATGTTTGTGCGACTTCGGAGACGATGACGGGGGTTTTTCCTCCGCCGAGGTATTCGGGGCGTTGTAGTCGTGCGTCATCGGATGTTACCCCGAAGTGCGATTGAATGATCTCTGTGTAACGAGTGCCGCCGCGGGCGTCTCGTTCGTAGAGTTTTTGGATTTGGAACGCTTCGCGTAGGTCGTTGATGGTTGCTGCTGTTGATGATGTAAGGTCGGCGTATATTTCGAAGCCGCCTAAGTTTGCGCCTACGAGTAATTGTGAGCCTGATGAGTCTAGTACGTGTGGGCCGTCATTGTCTGCGTTGACTAGGCCCAGGCCGGAGGCGTTGATGGCGTCTGTTCGGAGTGGTGCTTTATCTCCGATGGGAAGTAAGACTTCCTCGCCTTTTTGTGGCCAGGGTAGGCAGCTGGTGAAGTAGTCGTGACGCTTGCCGCGTCGTTTGAGTTCGTAGATTGTTTGGTCTGGTCCGTCTGTTTTATCGACGGTGAGTGAGTCTTGGAGATTTTGATCTCGGAACCATTCGTTATAAATGAGATTGTATGCTCGGAGCGGGAAGGCCGAGATTGAGAAGGGCGTGTCCGGTGGTATGCCCATGTAATCGTAGATGGTTCCAGGGTTTAAGCCGGGATCGGCTAAGATTTGGGGTACTAGGTAATCGGTGCTGTCGCCCGGGTTGTCCTGTTCGCCGTTGAATTTGTGCCAATTGTCCCATACTAAGCGGTTAGGGACTGCGAAGAAGAAGGTTTCCATTACCATATTATCCATCACGGGATGGATTGGAGTTGCTAAGCGGCCGAAGCCGCTCATGTTGACGTTAAACGTGTCTCCTGGCAGAGCTTCGTCCACGAAGATTGGAATTAATAATCCTGCGTCGAAGGTAGTTTTATGGCCGTGACTGCGATCAAAGGATGATCGTTGAATTTCAGGGCCTGGTACGTTCGCGAAGCTGTAATCTGTGGAGAGACGTTTTCTAGGCATTTTGGTTTCCTATGAGTTTACTGCTTTTTTGGTTTCTTGCGCGTGATCGTAGTCAGCGATCTGTTCCTCGCTTGCTGTGACTTTTCCTGGCGGTGCTTCGTCCCAGGTTAATTGTGCGAGGTTTTGAATGTGCGCGGGCGCGTATGAGTCTAGCATGCCCTGATTGTCGTCGTAAGTGCCGATCGAGTACAGTTCGTAGTCGTGTTTGTAGCGTGCTAGCTCATGGTTTGGCTCCGTCATGATGAGTTCTTTAATCATCCGGAGCGCGGTATCTGCGTTGCGCGTGAAGAATGGCTTTAGGAATGCCTTTGCTTTGTTGTCGAATATCGTGAAGATTTCTTGTTTCATGGTCGTCGGTTTCCTCTCGGAGTCGTTGTGAGTGGTGATGCCATCGAGCTAGGTGCATATCTAGCCGTCTGTCTTCGGTAATGTGGGGTAATTCTCTGAATTCAAGCTGTCGTTTGTCTTTTAATTCTTGAAGCCAATCCGGATCGTGTTTTTCTAACCATTCGTCGTAACTTCTGGGTATTGATCTCTTTTTGCCGTTGATGACGATGTAATCGTCGGTGAATGCGTCTTTGTAGTTTTCTTCGATCCATTGTTGGCCTAGTGGAGGGTCTCGGGACATTGTGGAGAATTCTGGTTCTTTTGGTTTGATTTCGCCGGTGATTGGGTCAATCCATGTGAGGCGATCTCCACTATTGTCATGAATTTTTTTGGTGATGTAGCCAGCACAGTAACTCGCTGAATTCCATGTGACGTCTCCGAAGTTTGAGTATCCGTAGGGCCAAAGAGACGTGAGTAGCTTGGAGTTATATAGGATCGAGCCCTTTCTGCTAGCCTTGTATTTGACTGCGTCATTGGGTCGGAAGCCGAAGAGGAGTATATGATAATGTGGTCGGCCGGTTTTTTCGCCGTATTCTCCCACTGAATAATAACGGATTCTGCCGGTGTGGTTTGGTTCCTTCCTTGTAAGATGGATGCGCAGGCGCTTAATGAATCGCTGGACGTCTCTAACGTCGATGCTGCCTGGGTTATCTCTGATAGCCAGTTTTTGATCTGTGAACGTGAGCGTAATAAATATGCTTTTTTCATGGTATTGCGCCTCATGGGTGAGTCTTATTGCCCAGTCTTGGGCTCTTTTTAGGCGGCAGCCTATGCACTGATTGCAGGCGATGTTGATTGGGGCGTCCGATTGTGCGGCGCCATTGGGTGAGAAGATGAGCGGGGTTTTCCCGCTCGGGTTTGGATGTTTAGCTTTCCAGGCTGTCATAGGAGTGAAGCATGTCAGAGGCGGTGTCCCCCGCGTTTGAGCATTTTGGGTTTGTTGAGTTTGTGCGCTTTTCCAGCTGAGCGCTTGAAGGAGCGTTTGGATTTTTTGCGGCTGAGGGTTTTTCTATAGGAGGCCATTTGAGTCTTTTCCGTTGAGTGAATCGAGAATATACCATGTTGATGATCCCTTCGCGCGGCTTCGGGAATAGTACAGGTCAGTTGGGTAATAACCTGTGAGTGTGTCATGTAGTACAGTTACAACAAGAGGGGTAACTGTACTGATGTGCTAATCTGCTGATTTTGTGCCATTTTTCTCTAAAATCTCGGCCGGGATTTCTTTAGCGTCCGGAGCGAGTTTTAGGCGTCGCATTTCGTCGATATTTTTCTCGTCTGAGCAGAACTCGACGAATTGTTGAGGGCTGTTGTTGAAATAGGCCCTGATATCTGAGGGTAGTGCCTGAAATGCGTTGTTAGCGCTTATGAGCGCGTTTTGGGCGGTCTGGTAGTCCACGACGTCTGAGAAGTCGTCGTAGCGTGGCTGGGCTGTGGTGGCGAATATGGGCCCCCCGTTCGAGTGTTTGGCGATTATGTTGTTAATGTCGCATTGGTCTTTGTGATATTGAACGGTTACCCCTTTCTTTTTGAAGGTAATTCCGTTTCGTTTTTTTGGAGAGTATGCGGTTTTCATCGTCGTGGTGTCCTGTGGCGATTTGATTGAATGCGTTGTTGTTCGCGTGTGAGTGGTTGCCCGTCGCGTGCTCGGGGTCCACTGTCAGGGTTGTTGCGGTTTTTCCAGTTCTTCCAGGCTGATTTGGCATCTTTGAACATATCTTTTCCGATGTTGAGTGCGGCTTTTGCGCCGGTGGGTGAACCGATGCCAGTTCTATCGAGAATGGCGGCCCATTCGTTGCCTTGGAAGAAGGATGCGATGATTTTGTTGTATACGTTCTCGTATGCTTTTGCGCGGGCTTGTTCGGTGAGATTGTTGGCCGAGGCTTCGGCCTGTGCTGTTTGCGCCGCGATTTGATCGGCCCTGGCGGTGATGTTGTCGAATTCTTCCGCAAGGTTCCGAATTTGTTGATTGGTCAGGTTTACTGAAGCTTTGTGGTTTTGAATCATTTGAAGATTCACTTGCTCTTGTGCTTGGGTGTTGCCGGTCTGGGCTGCGGCTAAGCGGGCGTTTGAATCAGCGGTGTAGGCTTGGGTTCCTGCGCCTGCTGCGGCTGCGCCGATGTTTTGAAATGTTGGTTGTTGATAGCCCATCGCGGTAGGGGTTGAGGAGCCGAGTTGTTTTGCGGATAGGATGGGGTTTAAACCGGCTTTTCGTAGGTCTTTGACCTGCCGCTGATGGGCGGAATCTGCGAGCTTAGTTTGAACTTTAAGCATCTCGCGGGAGAAGTGACGCTGATCTGTTGAGGCGCCTTGTGAGGCTTGGGATTGTTGGACGCCGCCGATGATGGCTCCGCCGGCTGCTATGGCTGCTGCTGTTGCGGACATGGTCTGTTCCTTGATTTGGTAATGTGATGGAGCAAGCTGATGTTGGCTTTGGGGTAAGTGACTGATTTAGTGACTT